GATCTACCGAAAATCCGAAATCAAGTCCAAATATCGTATCATACTCATTATTAAAGTCTCCAACCTCCCAATGAGTAAATACAACTCCTTCTGCTTTCTCAAGCCAACCTCCTAATATCTGGTGCTTATACTTCTCTGGTCTACGCTTTTGCATAACCTCAACTTGCTCTACAAATGACGGAGACAAGTGTTGCTTGTTGTCAAGGTAAGTTGTGTGTATATAGCTGACGTTCTCTTTAACGCCATTGTAACCGTCTGTAATGCCTCTATTCTCAAAGAACCTCTCGTATATCCAATGCTGTTTAGTTGTGGGGTTTAAGATGAGGATACAGCGATTCTGCTTTCCTGTGGCTCGAACAGAGTAGTCTATCTTTTCAAACGATTCCTCGTCTGTAAGTTCCTCTGCTTCATCCAAGACAAATGTCGTAACGCCTTGAATAGACTTGAGCTTGGCTGTCTGGTCTCCGCTCGCAGTCTTGATACCACTAAACAGAATGCTGCTCCCTGTTAGGTTATTTATAATCTCGTTCTTTGTAACGGTAAAGTTTTCTGCAATCCCCATCAGTTCAAGCTTCTCCAAGAACTCTGGTATAATAGACATTGATGCCGAAGTCATTGTATATCGAGTAAACAGTATGCGGTGTCCAGTTTCGTAAGTAAGCAATACTAAGAATGTGTTTACGCCAAAAGACTTACCACTTCCCCTACCGCCTGTAATTACAAAGTACCTACTTGAGTCTCTGAACAGAGGATTGTACTTAGGGTTAAGATTTACTTTCCTCATCCTTTATCTCTGTTGCTTCAATATCGATAGTCTCTTCTGGTTGCAGGAAAGATATCACAGGAATGTTTACCTCTTGCTTTACGTTAATATCCTTCTGCTCTTTCGGCTTACCATACTTGTACTCCCACAGTAGACGTAAGTGTGCAAAGGAATCCTTGCTCATCTCTGCAAGTGTTTCCCAAGCCTTCTTCTCGCTTCCAAAGGCTTTCTTCATTGAACCTAGCGCAAAGTTCTTTATGTCTGCCTCTTTAGCTTTAGGCTTTCTGCCCTGCCCTCTGGACACTCCCTTTATCGCACCGTTGTTTCTACGCCCATCTGAATATGGAATGTGTGGTTTGGTCTCCTTTGGTTCTGGCTTTGGCTTAATCGGTATTCCTAATTCAGCTTTCTTCTCGTCTGATATTAGGCTTCTCTTCTTTGGTCTTGGCATATTTAAATAATAAAGTTCATACCGAAGTGTTTAAGTGCCTGATTTACTGTGAGTAATACCTAGTCATCAATGTATCAATCTGACTATTGTAATACATAATTACATCATCGTTATCCTCTTTTTTCTGTGCCAATGCTAATTGGTCTTTAAAGTAGGCGTATGCCTTTACAAATGTATTCTTCTTTAGCTTCATATCTTATTAGTATATTGAACCACTTATTCCTTCAGAGGCGTAATAAACCTTTGTCTGTTGGTTTCTGGGTCTTATGTTATCTCTTATAGAATCCTTTAACTCACTCTTCAGCTTTTCAACTTCTGCCTTTAAGTCAGACACCTCTATTTTAAGTCTAAGGTTCTCTTCCTCAAAATCAATCTCTGGCTCTCCTGCAAGACCGCAAAATTCATTCCGTATTGAATTATACTTATTCCTAAACAACTTGTCTTGGGCGTAGTCTATTTCAAATTCATTTATCTGATGTAGTACGGTAGCGTGGTTCTGCTTTAACGGTAATGTATTTCCTATGGAGTGAAGCGACATCTGCTTGTAAAACTCCCTAATCAACTTATAATACATCCTTCTGGCAAACACAACCTCTCTCTTTCTGGTTTTAACACCCATATTAACACCAGTCTTTTCTTCTACTAATCTCTTAAGATATTCTATCTCCAATTCCATCTAATTCTTTTTTATATTCATTATACGCTTCCATAGCACCTTGTATGCACTCATACTGCTCTGTATCTTTAAAGTACTGTATTAAGAGCTGAACCTCGCTTAAGAGCAAGGCTCCGTCTCTCAATGAGAGTAGTACATCCTCTCGGCAATCTTCTTTAACTTGTTGATATGTCATCTTTCTTATCTTCTGGCAACTTTTGAATTACTGCTTGAATCATAGCATATAAAGTTGTTACTGCCTTTTCAAGTGTGTTAATTCTCTCTTGCTGGGTTAGTTTCTTTTTCCTCATTTACACTATTCTTCAGTTGTTCCGTCTGGGTAGACATATATACCTTCTACCCAATAAAGGGGGTCAGGAACACCACATCCGACATCTTCCCGAAGTGTTTTGTATATATCCTTCATATTTTCTTTGTGCTGTCTCTCCCATTCTATTTCTTCTTCTCTAGTCATAATATTTGTTTTCTAATAAAATCAGACAGTCTCATTCCGCATTCTGATGCTCGTTTGTTTAGAAGCTCAAGCTCCGATGGTTTAACTCTAAAGTTTATATTTTTAACTCTATTTTCTAATCTAATTGTCATAATATTCCTTTTATAATGTATTCCTCTATATTTTTACCACCTTCAGAAAACCATTCTCTGTAAGTGTTTATTGCGCTAACAACTAATTCTTCGCCTTGAAAGTAAAACTCCTCACTAACATCGTATACTGCAATATCTTTAGTGTCCTTACATATACACAAGAACTTAAAGTCTTGGTATTCGACACCGAATAAATTACAGTAAATGAAAACCTGACTGGCGTAACCATACTTTCTAGCATTGTAAGGAAAGCTACCCTCAGCAAGACCTGTTGTAGTCTTTAGGTCTACGATTCCATTCTTGCCAATAGCATCTGCCTTAGCCCTAAAAGGAATACCGTTAATATTTCCGATAGCTGGCTTCTCGTAATCAAGACCCTTTATTAGCATTTCAGCATCGTAATTGCTATATATAGCATCAGCCATTCTCATAGTGTCCTCATACTCTTTCCTCAAGAATGTCATCGGATTGTTAGCAAACGCCTCTTTGTATATCTTAGTGTTCCTTGTACTGGCATCTACCCAATTAAGGTGTGCAAACTTCTCAGGCTCAAATACAGCTAGGTGTAACAGCCATCCAGCAGTCATAGCACTTGTTCGCTTATTGGTAAACCTTAGCGACTTGTCGTATGCTTTAGGTGATTTGTTTAAGAGTTTTACACTACTACTACTCAAGGCATTCTTGCCTAAGTATTCATAGTAGAACTCATCATTATCCATTTGCTTTAAGATAGAATCTTTATCCCAAAACTTTCCGTCAAGTGTAACTATCTGATTACTCATCTATCGTTCTTTTAGCTAGTTCTGGTGCTATAAATTGCATTGGATGAAATTCCTCAAACACTTTGTTAAGAGTGTATCTGATGTCCTCTCTATTCTTCTTACCTGCCTCTGAGTATCTCCACTCAGCAAGTTCCATCTCTTCTTTGTATTGAATTTCCATTCTATCTATCTGCTCATCAGAAAGAGAACCTCGTTCTCTCATCTTCTGAAATAACTCATTTGATTTGCTCATTTTATCTGTCTTATTAGTAACTTAATTAACTTTTCTATCTTACTCAAAATCCATCTCAACGGAGAGTCAAGAACATAGTGTAGTATCATCAGCGCACTCTCAAGCATCCAGAATATGAATACCAGAACGATTACAAATACTAACTTCAGTAAGTTTAAGGGGGATAATATAAATCTTAATAACTTGTCCATTTACTTATTATTTTAAGCAAATATACAAACTATTTAGTAATTAACAAAATATAAACAAAAAAAAGAGGCTACCGAAGCAGCCTCATATTAACGTAAATCAAAAAATGAAAAAAGATGTTGTTAGTAAACATCTATGCAAATATAATACTATTTTTTATATATGCAACTATTTTTTTGGGTTAAAGTTCTCTTTCCATATAGTGTAGCATACCGCCATTCTCTGGTCGGTATCTTTGTATTCAGAAGCCATTTTAGCATTACCTATGCAACGCACTACAAAATCTTTCTGCTTCTCGTATTTCTTTGGTTTAATTAGTGGCATACTAAAGTAATATATTGACTTTACTTTGTTTTATGGCATATCTATACAAAATATCCTTTTTGACTAAATAAGCCTTTTTAGATTTAGTATCCCCTTTACTGATAAAGGTTCTTATTGGTATCATGTTGTCTTTAATGCACTTTTTTATAAGGTCAATAGTGAACCAAGTAAAATAAAAACCATCGTGCCAAACCCAATAGTCAGCTTTAGATGTTGATAATGCC